GGGCGCTAGCATCTTGGGCAACCGCAGAGCGTGAGCTATCTCCAGGTCTTCCCCCCGGCGCCCACGACACCGGCCTGGCGCTGGCGCCGGCCCCTGACGGTCGTGCGCGCGCTGCGGTCGTTCTTCCTCGGGCCGCATTCCATCAAAGATCCGGCGACCGCGTCGCTCTACAGCGGCGGGGGCGCAACCGCCTCAGGCGTCTCGGTCACACACGAGAACGCCGCCACGTACTCGGCCGTCTTCGACGCGGTCCAGCAAATCAGCGGAGATATTGCCGCCTTGCCGCTCGTCCTCCACAAACGGCTGCGAAACGGCGGCAAAGAGCCCTATGTCGAGTCCAAGTTGTACCGGATGATGCACGACGAGCCGAACCCCGAGATGGGCTCGATGGTGCTCCGCCGCACGATCCAGGCGCACGCGCTCACCTGGGGGAACGGCTACGCCGAGATCGAGCGCGATGGGGCGGGCCGCCCGGCCGAGCTGTGGGTCTTGACGCCTGATCGGGTCGAACCCTTCCGGCCCAAGCTCCCCTCCGGCCGGCTGGGTAAGCTCACGTACCGCATCGACAACAAGACCGAGCTCGACGCGATGGACGTGCTGCACATCCAGGGCATCGGGTTCGATGGCACGGTGGGGTACGACGTCGTCAACCTGGCCCGGCTCACGATCGGGCTGGCGCTCGCGTCGGAGCGCTTCGCGGCCGCGTTTTTCGGCAACGGCTCCACGTTTGGCGGCATCTTCTCGACCAAAGAGGGCGAGACGCTCGAGGACGACGAGCTGGCGGCCATCCGCAAGGAGCTTGAGGGCTTCCACCAGGGGCCCGACCGCGCCCACCGGTTCCTGATTCTGCAGAAGCTGGCGTACCAGCGGCTCGGCATCGCGCCAGGCGAAGGGAAGATGACGGAGACCCGCGAGGCGGCGATCGCGGATGTCGCGCGGTTCTTCAGCATGCCGCTGCACAAGTTGAAGAGCCTCGATCGCGCCACCGACAACAACATCGAACGGCTCGATCTCGACTACTACAAGAGCACCCTGCTCCGCTGGATCAAGATCTGGGAAGAGGAGTGCAACCGCAAGCTCATTCCACGGCTCGAATACCGGCACCAGTTCTTCAAGCACAACGTGCGCGCGTTCCTGCGCGGCGACTGGCGGAGCCAGAATGAGGCGCTCGCCCTCGCACGCGACCGTGGCGTCATCAGCGCGAATGAGTGGCGCGATCTCGACGACTGGAACCCGCAGCCGGGCGACCAGGGCGACCAGTACCTCATCCAGGGCGCCATGGTCCCGGCGGACCGGCTCGACGACATCATCGACGCCAACGTGAAAGCCAAGACGGCGAAGGCCACGCCGCCGGCGCCGGCCGATCCCGACCACGTCGCCGCGCTCGAGGAGGCACGCACCCGCGCCGCGGCCGCTGACGCGCTCGCCGCCGAGCGCCAGCACCAGGTCGACGCGGAGAAGGCGGCGCGTGAGGCGGCGAGCGCTGAAGCGATGCGGCTCCAGCACGAGGCGACGCTCGCGGCGACGGCCCTCACGGCCGCCCAGACCGAGCGCGACAACGTGCAGGCGACGCTCACCGCCACACTGACGGCCCGCGATGAAGAGCAGCGCCAGACTGAGGCGGGCCACGCCGCGACGATGTCCGCGCATCGGGCGCTCGCGGCGCACACGATGCGGCTGATGGTGGAGCGGGAAACGACCCGCGCGCGTCGGACCGCGGCCTCGCCCGAGAAACTGCGCGCCTCGATGCTGAGCTTCTACGACGGCCACCAAGCGCTGATGGTGCAGGCGCTCCAGCCGGTCGTCGCCGTGCACCTGGCGTGGATCCGGTCGACCGAATCTGCCGCCGATCGCGCACGCACGCTGGCCGAGGCGCACATCGCGGAGTCCCGCCGGCAGCTCGAGGCGGTGGCCGACGGCGACGCGGGCGCCCTCGCCGCATCACTCGCGCAGTTGCTCGATCGCTGGGAGCGGGACCGCCCGCAGGCCTTTGCCGATGACTTATTCGAACAGGAGATGGCGTATGTCCGTGGCCAGCGCACCGCCTAGCACGTGGGAAACCCGGTCGTTCGGCGTGGCGTACCGCGCCGAGGTCACCGACGATAAGCGCCTGCACGGCTTTCCGATCGTGTTCTACACGCTGTCGGAGGACTTCGGTGGCTTCCGCGAGCGCATCCTGCCGACCGCCGTCGATCGCACGCTGCGCGAGGCGCTCGATGTTCGCGCCTACTTCGATCATCAGACCAGCAAGGTCCTCGGCCGGGTCCGCGCCGGCACGCTCCGGCTGACGAAGGAGGCGCACGGCCTGCGCATGGACAACGATCCGGACACGTCGCAGCAGTGGATTCGCGATCTGATGAAGTCGATCAAGCGCGGCGACATCACCGGGATGTCGTTTCGCTTCCGGGACCTGACGCCGCAGGAGCTCCGCTGGAACTTCGAGGACGACGAAGTCATCCGCGAAGTACACGACATGATCGTTGGCGAGGTCTCGATCGTGAGCGAGCCCGCCTATCCGTCGACCGAGGTCGCGGTCCGCTCCCTCGAGACGTTTCGGCAGGACCAGGCGCCGCGGCGCCGTCCGTCTGCCGACTGGTATCGCCGGTGGCTGAAGGCCACCGCCAGGTGAGCCAGGGCGCGCGCGTCGGCCGTCCGCCCAAGCCCGCCACCGCGCGCCTCGTCGTCGTCACGACAAGCGTGCCGCTCGAGACCTACCAGGCGATCCGCCAGGCCGCCGACACACGCGGCGAGTCGCTCGCGAAGGTCGTGAGACAGACGTTGGTGCGCGACTGTCGCGGTGGCGTCCCTACCGAGGCAAGACGTTCGGCAGGGTGACGAACCGCGAGAGGACGTAGAGGATGATCACGACCAAGGCCGCGATCTGGATGGTGGTTGCCCACCCTGGTGGCATCGGGATCTTGGTGGTGATGACGTACACCAAGAATCCGATGAGCGCGACGACGAGGACGAAAATGATCAGGTCCATCGGGGTGCCGTGACCGGCCCTGTCACACTAATCCAGCGCCGCGCTCACCGAATTAATTAATTGAAAAACTCGTCTTCCCTCGACCTGGTGTAGGCTGACCGACGAACGTGAGCCGGCCGCGCGCGGAGGGGTCCTCTGCGGCGCTCGGCGACAACTCACCTGGAAGCCCGGATCGGGCGCCTGGTGCCGGCGAACTCATCGGAGGATCGCCTGCGCTCTGAGGCGCCACTCGTGTCCCATCCGACCGATCGCGCTCTCTCCGCAGGCCAGGAGAGCGCACATGGATCCGAAGGAACTCCGCGAAAAAATCAACAAGCTCGGCACCGACATGGAAGCGCTCCTCGCCAAGGCGAAGGCGGAGACGCGCGACCTCACGAAGGAAGAGGGCGAGAGCTTCGACAAGATGGACGCCGATCGCGAGGCGCTCCTGGTCACCGAGCGCCGCCTGCTGAAGGTCGCCCAGATCGCCGAAGGCACGGGCCGCCGCACTGACCCGACGCCGCCCAGCCCGGAAATCCGCGGCGGCGGCCGTGGCACCGAGCGCACTCCGGCCGCGGAGGCCCGCCAGCGGCAGGACGAATCGGACGCGTTTCGCGGCTGGTTCATGGGCAACAAGCGCACCGCGGCGCAGCTCGCGGCGATGGAGCGCTGCCACGTCTCGCCCGACGACAACCGCATCCTCCTGGCGCTGGCCACCCGTCCGCCGGCCTCGCTGCGCGCGCAGGACCTGCGCGACTGGGAAGAGCGCGGCTATCTGGGCGTCGACGTCGTCAGCCCGGATACTGGCGGCCACTATCTGCGCCAGGACGAGCTGATGCGCGCGCTCGAGGTCGCGCTGCTCGCGTTCGGCGGCATGCGCACCGTCGCCACGGTCACGCGCACCGACACCGGCAGCAACCTGCCGTTCCCGACGATGAACGACACGAGCAATGAGGGCGCGATCATCGGCGAGTCCGTCGAAGAGACGAACGAGGTCCTGCCGACGCTCGGCCAGCTCGTGCTCGAGGCCTACACCTACAGCTCGCGGAAGATTCCGGTGTCGGTCGAGTTCATGCAGGACAACGCGGTCAACTTCCAGGGCCGCGTGGGCGAGCTCCTCGGCGAGCGCATCGCGCGCATCACGAACCGGCACTTCACCGTCGGCACGGGCGCGAGCCAGCCCAAAGGCATCGTCACCGCGTCGACCGCGTCGGGCATCACCACCGCGTCCGCGACGGGGATCACCTACGACGAGATCGTTGGCCTGGTCCATTCGGTCGACCCGGCGTACCGCGCGCAGCGCACGGGGCCGACGGCGGCCCGGTTCATGTTCCACGACCAGATGCTCCTGGGCCTCAAGAAGATCAAGGTGCCGCAGTTCACGGGCGACACGGCGGGCCAGCCGCTGTGGAAAGCCGGAATGGCGGCCGGCGATCCCGACACGATCGACGGCTACCAGTACGTCATCAATCAGCACATGCCGCTGCCGGTGGCCTCGCAGAAGGCCGCGATCTTCGGCGCGCTGCACAAGTACCAGATCCGGGACGTCCGGACCATCGAGGTCCAGCGCCTGAACGAGCTCCGCGCGGAGTTCCGCCAGGTGCTCTGGCTCGCCTGGTCGCGCCATGACGGCGACCTGCTCGACGCGGGCACGCATCCGGTGAAGTACCTCGCCATGCACGCGTGATCGGTCCGTGATCGATCATGAAGCTCAAGTTCAACACCTCGATCGCGTCGGCCTCCTGGAGCTACATGGAGGGCCGCGTGATCGAGGTCCCCACGCTCACCCCGGAACAGCAGGACTGGGTGAGGAGCGGCGTCGTGTCGATCGTCCCGGAGACGCCGGAGACGACCGAGGCGCCCTCACTCCCCGAGACGGCGGTGCTGCCCAAGGCCGGCCGGCGGTCCCGCGGCTCTGGCCCTGGCCCCAAAGCACGGTCGTCTGCCTCGGCGGCGGACCCAGTCTGACGGCGGCGGATGTGGAGACGTGTCGCCATCGCGCGCGGGTGATTGCCGTCAATGACGCGCATCGGCTGGCGCCGTGGGCCGATGTGCTCTACGGCGCCGATGCGAAGTGGTGGCAGGTCTACGGCGGCGTGCCGAGCTTCACGGGCCTCAAGTACGCGCTCGAGCGGGACGCGGCCCGGTGGCCTGGCGTGACGGTGCTCCGGAACACCGGCGAAGACGGGCTCGAGCTCGACCCGACGGGCCTGCGGACCGGGCGCAATTCCGGGTATCAGGCGATCAATCTCGCGGTGCACCTCGGCGCCAGGCGCATCGTGCTCCTCGGCTACGACATGCAGGCC